GCTTCGTGTAAGTTGTGCATCTGTGGATTTGACTGTGCAATTTGCAATTGTGCCTGTGCTAACGTCACTCTTTGTGACATTGACATAATGTTTGGGTCTGCAACAGGTAAAATATCTACTCTGTTGTCAAAATCTGCTTGTTTAATTTGTCTTGGACCACCGTAAACATCGTAAGGATATTCTGGTGGTAAGTATTCACCACAAATTCTGGATAAAATTTTAAATTCTAACCTCATTGCGTAATAACATCTTTTGTGAACACCACTCATTACACGCGATCCTCTTTCCATCAACGCCATTGTAGTTCCAACAGCTCTATTTTGAGCATCGTTACCAATATTTGAATCTGTTATTGCAGCAAATTTTTGTCCTGCTTGTACTACAAAACCCATTAAGTTGTATAAGGTAGGTGATGGTTCCGTAAAGGGTAAATTAAAAAACTGATCTCTGATATTTCCGCCAGGCGCATCAACATCTCTGAACTCTCCTGGTTGAATTGGTTGGTCATCATCTCTTACTCTAATACCACGTGATTTAAATCCTGCGGGTAAATTTTTTAAAGTACCTGCATCGATCAATTGTCTTAAAGATTGAGTTGCAGCTTGTGATAAACCACCAATCATATGTGTAAGACCAAAACCATAGAAACCTAATCCTGGTAAAAATTTGTAATGTACAAAATATTCAACTCTTGAATAAGAACCATCATCTGGTTTGTAATTTCTATAGATAGATAAAATCTCTCCACTACCTTCATCAATAGTTACAATATATGGAATTTTAATTTTCTTAGCCTTGTAGTCAAAATCTTCGTAGTCGTCTAAATTTAAATCTACGTGCATTTCAAGAATTGTATTTAAGTAATCCGAACCTGTGCCTTTTACACCTTCTAGTTCATTTAATTTTTTCTGTACTGAATCTGGTTCTGAACTGCTGTCAATTAATTCTATGTCTCTATAAAAACCTGCAGCCATTTTCTTTGTGACATCATTCTGTGTCATCTTAATTACATGAGTTATTCTCTCACAATCTTTTAAATCAGATGCGTAGTATGGAACTACTAAATCTTCTGCGGGTATAAATTTAGATACAGGTCTATCCAACATTGCATCATAGTAAATTTTCTTAAATGTTGATCCTGATAGTGGCAGGTAAAATAACATCTGATCCATGTCAGTTGTGTAATCTTCCATCTCCTCCATCAGCAGGTAATTCATATAATCTTTAACTCTATCTGCTTGTTGTTCGGTAGCCGGTGTTTGTAAGCCTATAACTTGTGTTCTAACTGGCCCATCAGATGGTACGAGTTCTTTGTATGCTTGTGCTTGGAATTGTGTAACTGATTCAGCTAACAACGGATGCGTGACACCGGAAGCTCCTTTAAATGGTTTTGTTACTTCCTGGTACTTAGTTCCTAATAAATCTAAACCTTTTATATAAGCATCTTCCCATTCTTTTCTAGATGTCTTATCTTTTTTGTATTCTTCAATAAGTTCCATGGCCATGTCCTTAAGCTCTCGCTCGTCCATTTCATCGGCTAAGTTTGCATTGAAATCGTCTTGAGGTGCTTCCTCAACAACCTCTTCTTCTTCGCCTTCAACTTCTACATCAATTGGAAGACCTTCGGGTTGATCGACTACTTCTTCTGCTAATTCCTCTGTTACTTTTTCTACTGCCATGATTAATTGTACCTTATTGGTTTAAACATATCCACCACAAGTCCACCTTTGGACTTGTAAGTTTTTTGTGTATTTCTCATTAGTGGAACCACTTTAATCGCATATGCATCGAAATACAAGCGTGGATCTCCTTCTGGAATATTCTTAGTTCCTTTTTCAGGATTCATACCAGAACTACTGTGATAGCTACTTTTAATTTCTTTACCTTTTAAAGGGTGGTCTTTTGGATATTTAAATGTATCTGAGCTTACGTTTTTATATGGTTTAGTTGGATCCGATAAAGATATTTTTGTTGGCCCTGCTTGTGACCCATAGAATCTAGCATTCTTAGACATTACATCTGGAATAACTGCTTTACCTTTTTTACCAATACCCTTACCATTAGCGTAACCGTAAAATCTTTCATTACCCGCTTTGTACCCTTGTCTGAAACTTACTTTGTCAAACGGGGCAACGGCTACGTAATCAACATTCTCACGTGCAGCCTTCTGCATCAAATATTTAATTGCATGATCTCCGTATGAATCTGCCTCAACCATTGGGAAGTAATCTTTTTTATCATCACCGTAGGTATTTCGTCTAGTAGTCAATCTTTGTAGTTTTGTATTAATATCTTTCATAGATGAACTTATCGCATTCACTCTACCAAACTCATTGTTAGCAAGTGCATCATCTAAATCTTTAAGCATCTTACCTCGTTGACTTACAAGTAAATTTAATTCTAGATCAGCGTTAAATGGGTTTAGTCTACGTTCGCCTGACAGTTGTTGGGCTTTAGTCATACTTTTAGCAATACTCTGGTTTACATCAGATTGTATTTCATTAATCATAAATACTTTTTTACCATCAGGTGTGAACCTTGTATCGTATCTTATGTGGTAAATATTATTTACATCACCAATCTCATCTCCAAAGTGTCCACCTTTATTTCTAAGGGATGCGTTAGTCGGGATATCTTCTGGAAGTGTAAAGATAGTTTCTCTGTAATCTTTACCACCTTGTAATGTGTAATTAGTTTCGTTTCCGTATCTTGTCTTTGTAGCCTGCATTGGTCCAACTTTATTGTTTATTTCACCAATGACTTTGTTTAATGCTTTCTTTTCATCTACAGGTACTAACCCAGAGTTTGTAAAACTTTTTAATGATTCATTTAAATCTCTTAATGCTGATCTACTTGGAACACCTTCATCTGCTTTTAAATAGTATTGCAAATCATCTAGAGATTGTTTTAAAGTCATATTATCTTTGTATTTAACTTGTAAATCTCTTACCGTATTCCTTGCGTTTTTTGATGCTACATCAAATGCTTCTTGTGCACCTTTATTAACACCAAGTTCAATTGGTTTTAATCTATTGATAGGATTTAGTTTAATCATGGCTCCTACTTCATTAGCATCTAACTTTAGACCAAATTTCTTTGCTGCATATAACAGGCCACCTGTTAGATCTCCTGCTTCATTGAATACTGCTAAATTGGAATCAAATAATTCTTCTTTGGATACATTAACTTCTTTACCGGCAAAGGGGCCTGAATCGTATTTAAATCTTTTTTGTTCACGGACAGTTTTCTGTGCAGGCTTACCAAATATTTTAAAGTTTACTTTTCTAGTTGATGTTAAATGATCTAGCCACTCATCTGCAGTGTACTTGGATCTACCCATTCTCATAGCCCAGTCATATGTTGATGAACCAAAAGCAGGTGCTAAGTCATCACCCATCTGCAGGGGTTTTGTTTTTTTTAAAACTACTGGTGGGTTTTTTAATTCTTGTGTAACTAATTCTTTAGCCTGTGCCTGTGATGGTTTAGGTGTGTAAGTTATTTGTCTTGTCTGTTCTCCGGTGGCCGGTGTTGCTGAGGGCTTCTTCGCCTTAAGTAATTCTTTACCAGCTCTAAGTAATGCCTTTAGGGACATTGTCCCTCCTATGTAATTTTAGTAGGCTTAGTTCTACCTAGTTTGCATCCACGTGCTTTGACCATAGTACCTTTAGTATAGCCCATAGGTTTTTGCATCATGCCACCACCCATGTATCCCATAGGTTTTTTTGAACCTTTAGAATAACCCATAGGTCTTTGCATCATGCCACCACCCATTTTTTTTGCTTTTAATTTATTCAAAGCTGAGTTAATTGTTTTTGTTTTTTCTGAAGGAACTCCAGGTTTTTTTTGTTCTCTAAAATCTTTTAAGGTTTTTTTATTTTTATCTTTTTTCATTTTACCTTTTAAGTATTGTTGTGCAGCGACTCCCGCAGCACCGACACCTAAAGCTATTTTACCAATTCTAGTTGCTGATAATGCTTTACCTGCAGCACCTAATTCTTTTCTTCTTTTCATAAATTCAGAAGCAGACTCTCCAGGTTTAAAACCTTTTGCTTTTCTCATCGCTTCCATAGATTTGAATTTTGTCTTACCTTTACCGATTTTAGATCCAGGTTTGACTGAACTAATAACAGGAA